TTATTGTGCGGTTTCTCTAACATTCTTGTTTTTGAAACGGAAAAACAACTTATCCAAAAAAGAATGAAGATTGCATTCAATATACTTATAAGAAAGTGATGCTATAAATGTAGCTAAAGGAATAGTAATTATTACAGTTGCAATTCCTTTATGGATGGAATCATCAATAAAGCGAGAAACAATAACATATACTACGTTAATCACAACTATATGGCACAGATACAATGAAAATGATACATCACCTATGTGAGTAAGTATTTTAGGTATTGAAAAGTTTTCCTCTATATACTTTCCACAAAGCACTATAAGCAAGAACGAAGGAATAAGGAACATGCCAAAATTTGCTGGTCCGTGATCCTGTGTTTTAACTCCAAGGATGTAGGCGAGCAAAGGAATTGCTAATGATAAAACTAGACATGGATATACTTGAAATTTAGACTTCAAGAAATAATTTCCGTTTTTATATATAAGAGCACATATTACTCCAAATAAAAACTCAAATATTAAGCTCTGCATCATTAGATTAAGATATCCACCGCCAATGAATGCTGGCTTATATCCTGACAGGTTAAGAAAATATGGCACACTAAGCAATGTAATCAAAAACCACATCCCCATTACGATAAACCTAAACCTTCCAAAGACAAGGCATATAGAAAAAACAAGATAAAAATACATCTCATAATTTAACGTCCACCCTGGAGGAAGAACAGCCGAGCCAAAATAAAGAGCGGAGTCAAAATTAAGAGGTATGAAAAGCAGGCTTTTTATGATTTTTTCATACATATATGAATCTAAATTCAGTCCGTAGAAATAAATAACATATATTAACGTCCATATAGCATAAGGAGGCCAGATCCTTAAAATTCTTTTTACTATAAATTTCACACTGTCATGACTTGTATAGTTCATGCCAGTGTATGTTATTATAAACCCACTTATCATAAAAAATAAATCAACGCCATATGCCCCTGGTAGCATCCACCTGTCAACAAAAGAGGAATATGGCGTTCCATGAAAAAGATCCCTTAAATGGCAAATAACAACCGCCATAGCCGCGAACCCCCTCATGGCTTGAATGTAATCAAGCTTATTACTTTTTCTTATGTTTAAACTCATTTTTATAACCATAACATATATTAATATACATATTATAAGCTAAAAAATTAAGTTCTTACCAATACAATTGCTAGTAATAGCTCTTACCCAATGGAGTTACATAGAAATCGGCGTCTACAACAACTGGTGATGCAGTACCGTTCCAAATAGAAAGTACCGCCTGACCTGCTGTTATTGATGCTACAGATATGTTTAGCGTTGGATATGCCTTACTTGATGACCAAGCAAAAGCAACCCCTTGTGTTACTCCATCAATAGGAACAGGATATGTCATCTGCTCATCTACTGCGAATGTTTTGTTTACATGGAGCGTTCCGAATTTTTTATTAAAAATTCCATTCAAAGCGTGAATAGGCTCCCTAGATAAGTTCTCAGGAGTTTGCATATTAGCATCGTTAGGCTTCCAGTTAGATCCAATGACGGTGCTTCTAATTCCATCAGGGTTTATTCCATAGAAAGATACAAACTGAGAATTATTGAATGGAAATAAGCTTAGGTTTATAAATGTTTGTCTGCCTGGGTCTTTTGCAAGGCATTGGAAGCTATTAGAGTTATCAATTGATGTTGTAATCCACGTGTTATTGTATGGAGAGTTAATAGAAAAAAACCATTCCCATGCGCTTTTCACACCTTCAATATTACAAGATATAAAAGTATTAGTTTCGTATACACCGCGAGGATTACTGAAATTGTAAGCAAGATCGCTTGCTGTCAATGTATTACTTATGAATGTCCATCGATTAACAATACCATTAAAATCTACACAACGAATGCAATTACCAGCATAGCATTGTTCTACTACTCCGAAATAGCTTTGCCCACCTGCAGATGTATCATGTGCATTAGGATATGTAGTTAGCCCCCCAGTTGTTACGCGAGTATCGTCAATCCATTTATTAAATGATAGTGCATTATTGAATAAGTCCATTCGCACACGCGTAAATCTTGGGTAAGAAGCATCATTGATATCAATAGCATTAATATCTTTTGCATTTCTCCCTACCAGGTAAACATCACGAATCCCCATATTGTGAGCACCCGGCACCCATCCCGATGGACGTATGCCGCGGATCATTGTTCCGCCGGCAGGAAAGCTGTTAGTGGCTCTGATAAATGTTTTGTCATACCCTCCACCAACAATGGTTACACCAGGATATAGCAACACCATATCTGAGATATAGAAATCACCAACGACTGTTACCTCTGGAATTCCTAAAGTGTGCGCGGCCACAATTGCAGCCTGAAGGTTTGTAGTCAGATCTGGTTGACCTGTAATTACCCCGCCAGGAACAAAATCAGCAGCCAAATCGATAGAGTTTCTGAGCTTTCTGTCTACCGTGGTTAGTTGTGATGATGGCTGGTTGAGATCGTATCCTACAAGAAGGGAGCCTGTCCCTGCCGCTAAATCTTTTCTCAATACATCACTGATATCTACTGGCTGCCATTTCCCTTCACCTGTCCCACCTGATGATTCTGGCGTAGAGCCAGCAGGAACTGTTTTTGGCAATGTTGTCAGGTCGTCCCATCTGTACCAGACATTTGTCGACGTATCCTGCAGTACATCACCAGCAGCAGTAACTGTCCCACCGCCCTGAAATGTTCCCGCCAGATTCCAGCCGAGATTGTAGATCTGCTGAAGAGTTAACTGCTTAAGACCTTCAATCGTGTAATGTGCATTCCCAAAACGATCGATGTACTGCTGGGCCATTGACGTAACAAATTCATCAATTTTCCCGGCGTTGAATTTCAGATCTTGCGGCTTTTCGCTCGGAACCGGCATGTTAGTTGGTGTAGTGCTCATATTTTTTCCATAAAAAAACCCGGCTCGGTGGCCGGGTTGTGGTATTTGGATAAGGTATTATTCGTAGACTGAGTCGCTGTACTCTGAGACGGTCAGAGATACCGTGTTATCTGTGTTCGGTTTGATGCTATTGACCGTCCATAGCTGACTGTCCAGCTCTTCCACTGTCGCGATCAGATAGCGCGATGGTAGCTGCACAGTGTCTCCGTTCCATATGTTGAGCTGAATGTTAGGGATAGCCGCGGTGAATCCGTACTTTGTATCGCTGCGGGCCGTAGCCGGATGGCGCAGTGTCGGGTTACCCATGTTGTCGGTGACAAGCACATACATATCTCCAGTAAATGTGATCGGCTCACTGGTGTCGAAGTCATTCCCGGTGCGACCGGTGATGTAACCCTGTTGCTGGTTGCTGTCGTAGATGTCCGGCATCTGAATGACGCTTCCAACCTGGATAATTCCGTCCTCGAACACCTTGGCGTTCATCTTCACACGTGAGTAAATCAGGCGCTTTGTTTCGCGTAGCGCTCGCTCACGAGCCTGGTACTCGTTACGGAATCCTACTATCTCGAGCTTGTTTGGGTTCTCCGCTTCCTGCTCGACGATAACGCCGTTCAGAACACGATAGTTGATGTACGTCTTGTTGTTCGTAGTCGGGTGAACGTAGGAGACCTGAACACCGTCGTAACCGCCTGGCAGCGTGGCCTCATACGTCATTTTGTATTCGTCCGTTTTCATGTTTGCCCGGTTGAACACTGCTGCCGGGTAACCGACTTTCTGATCGCGGGTGAATGTCAGTACACCGTCATCCCAGTACGCCATAACAGACGCTGCATTACAGATCGCCTGCACCCTGTCGCCCAGCGAGTCGTTCTCGTCGTCAAACGTGTAGTCGAAGTAACCCAGCCGTTCGTCAGGCAGGCTTTCAGCAATCGAATACAGTCCGTAGAGGTCAATGCTGCTTTCTGGCTGCCCGCCCATTACAAGCCAGGTATGTGCAACCGCGTCAGCAAAGGAACGCGATGGACGCAATGTATAATCGACGGTCTGTGTCGTCAGGTTGTAACTGATGGTCTGACGAGTCACCAGAGCGTTATACTTTCTGTCACGGCTTCCCAGTGCGTTCTCTGTCGCCCTCACCTTGACGCGAACCAACGTATCGGTCGGATGAACTACGTTGTTTCTGATGTTGACAGCGTGTATTTCCTCAACCTTAAGAATGGACGCATCATTTGAGTTGTTTGTGCGCTGGAAGTTGATGGCATACTTACCAAATCCTCCTGCCGGGATTATTTTATCCGTGCGATAAAACACTTCGCTTGTCGACTTATGCGGCGTTCCCTGGTGATAGGTAAAGGTTTGTTGTGTGCCGGGGATCTGATTGTAATCGTCGTCGATTTTCCAGATTGTCACCGTCCAGTCAGTCCAGTTACCGCCCCCCAGTGATGACTGTGTATGCAGCCAAAGCTCTGTTGATTCAACCGGTGAGAAGAAAGGCCCCACAACAAGCGCCTCATTATCGTTGAGAATAAATTTCGTTGTGTTGATGGTGGCTGTAGATGGAACGGTAGGTGGCCCCTGCAAATCTGTCATGGTGAACGTGTACCACTTAACAGGGTTTATCACAGAACCATCATCACTCTGCACAGCAGAAATTAACGTTCCAGAGAAAAGCACATCTTCAGTAATACTGCCTGATGTCGTGTCATAAGTGACGTTGATAGTAAAGGTGACGGAGTGTGGAAGTGCCAGCCCCATGAAGTAGTCGAACTCAGCCTGCTTGACGATTTTCATCGCTATCTGGCCGCCAGCATAATCACCACTAACCACGCTATTGGCAGTAGCCGATTCTACCGGGAAATTGTCGCTTTCGTTTGGCCCTGGCATCTCCTGCCCGTCGACATCGTCGAACGAATAGCCCTCGTTAATAGTCGGTATTACCTCACCAGGCTGATAAAACTGATACTCAGCACCGGCCATCGATCCGAGACTCGACTCTGAGTAACGAACAGACTCATAGTCATACTTACCGATACCGATACACATCCACTCAGTGACGTATTTCAGGCCGCCGTCGTTCTCACTCTGGCGTACATATTCAAACATCGATTCCTGAATCAAGTCTGGAAACGATCTGACCTGCCCGTAAATATCAGGCTTCGCTTTGTATACCCTTGCGGTATTCGTTTGCCCGGTCAGACTGTTGTTCGGAGAATCGACAGTGTTTCCACCGTTATTAGCTATTGCTGGCTTCGGGGCAAGGAATGAAAACACAGCGCCAACAACTTTGAAGATCGGGCTGAGAATGTCGCTAATGATGCCCTTTGGCTGGTCGAAAATCTGGATGGTGTCCAGTTCGCTCAGTTCAAATGCCAGCTCATCATCATCACTTAACCTCACGCCGTTGCGGACGATCAGCAGATCACTGTGAAAGGTGGCATCATTGGCCGCCAGCCAGTCATAAAAAAGGGTGCCGTTAGGCACCCTGCAACGCAGCTTAGGCGTTCCTGGAAAATTCGATATTTCAACCAGCGCCATATTCGAAAAACTCCACTTTAGTGAATGCCCGCTGAATAACCAGCAATGAGTCCATGCGCACGCTGCCGTTCTCTCCCCGCGAGTGCAGTGCCTGCCGGTTAAGCACCAGCCCCACGTGCGCTGGTTGCGCGCCGCGGTACCCGACGAATATCCCGCCTTCAACTGGTTTATCGACCTGGCGCCAGAAAACGACGTCACCCTGATAGCAGGTGAAGAAGTCCTCGCCGGCTTCGTAGTCCGGAGTCTGGTGCAGCTCAATGCCGATAACGTGACGGTAATACAGCACTACCAAACCCCAGCAATCCACCCTATCGAACGAGCAAGCCCGGTTAGCCCACGGCAGGCCGATCACCTTGCTGATGAAATCAGAGGTTTTCATGTGCCGTGCCTACCAGTTACATCGCCGCTCCTCACTTCAGCAATAATTCTCGCCTCGCAAGCTGAAGGGAAGTCAGGAAACCAACCAAGATGAGTTTTTGCCAATCTTGCGCGCCACTCATTTCTTCTCTTCAAAAAATCCACGCCAGTAACACCTGATGTGTTACCAGTGAGTTTTCTTTTATTCCTTGAGTTAACAGTTCTGCTAACCGCCCTAAGGTTATCTATGTTGTTATTTTTTTTATCGCCATCAATATGATCAATTTCATGACCGATAGGTATTTCACCATGGTGCATCTCATAAATAATCCTATGAACAAGCAATTGCTTTCCATCAACGATTACAGAGAGATATCCTTGTGTAGTGGTCTTGTTTGGTGACTTTCCGTATCTGATCCCACTCTTTCTCAAATTCCAATATATCTTTCCATCATCATATCTGAAAAGTTCATGCCAATTCATATAGAGACCTCAACAAGAATAGATTAATATATTTAAAACGAGCAGGAGGAGTAACGAGTCGAATAATTATACCACTTCATAAATATTGAAGCCCAGTATATTCGCTGGGGTCGTATAATCTCCCAATATTATTATTCAGCGGGTTAGTGACAGAAAGCGTCACAGAAGCGGCATCAGCGTCAATATCTACCGTCTTGACGTATAACTGCCACGACTTAATCGGAACTGACATATCACCGCTGTCGAAGATTTGCCGTGTGGCCGTGATAGCTGTTAACCGTGATGCACCTTTCCACTGCTTCATTAGCGCTTTGATATCAGACGACAGTCTCCCTAACTTAACCGTAGCGTCGATCACCGGCGTGCCGCTCTGTTGACTCTCTTCAATTTCAAAGCGCGCTGGCGTGTACGCCTGGCCGCCGAGCGTCTTCGGGAAGAACTGCTTGTCGACCAGTCGGACATAGCCAAAGGATGGATGATAGAAGGTGATGGTGTCGTACAGCCCGCGGGTCGGCCGCTGCTGCTTGTACTCTCTGAAGCTCGGCATTACGGCACCCTCGGCAAAGATTCCGGATCGCGTCCGTCCGGATAACCAGTAACCACGATATCCAGCCACAAATCCCACGGCGGCGGCAGCTCAACAATAATGTCGTCGAACTCGTCATCGGAGTTGTAGAGGTGGTTAGCAATAACCGTCCCAGTCCATGTAACAACGCCGTTTGTGATGTTTGTCTGAACAGGCATCTGCGTGAAGTGGAGTTCTTGCAGCTGTAACCCACTTCCGCCGAGATTCACCATCATACGGAACCAATTTAGCCCACGGTTTAGGTAGTTAGGACTGCGCAGCCACTGCTGGAATGCGCGCTCCTCTGCCGACGTAAAGATCCACGTCAGTGACCAGGTCACTTTTAGATCATCGGTCTGGTTCTGAAAGATAGCCGGGCCTACCGCTGGCTGATCGGTCTGGAACACGGTATCGAGCGTCATGTTTTTACTGGCTTTCTGCGCCAGCGGCAGCCAGTCGGGATAGTCGATAATTGGCATCTAAACTCCAGGCATTAAAAAACCCGCCGAAGCGGGTTTAATCTATGGCAGTTGGTCGTCTCGGAGCTTCAAAAATTTTAATGTTAAATTCTTGAATAGAGCCGTTACTCTTAAACTCAAGTGTCTCACCAGCAGGAATAACACCGGTAATATAAGTGCCATCTGTCAGCAAAAACTCAAAATTGACAGCCCGGTTAGCTGAGTATTTGACAACCTTCCCGCTTTCAAGTGGCATGCTTTTTGATTCGCCCGGCAAAATACTATCCATGTTCCCTCTCAATTTTGACCACGTGGTGTTCTTTTGGCATTGAAATTACTTGTTATGCCCTGAGAAATTGGACCACCATTATTTAGATCAGCAATGATGGCATCCACGGTTATTGTACCATCTCCACTACTCGTAGCCTGAGCATCGAATGTGGCTCCCGTCATATTCTGAACGTTGATTATGACGTTCACACCGCCCCCTGAGGTCATATCCTTATTGCTGATCACCCTGCCGTTGTCACCCGGTATCATGTACTGCTTACCGGTGCTGGCCTGGTAAATCTCCGGCATGCCGCCTTCGCCGACCTGATACATCCCGCCAGCACTAACCGGGCCGCCATTCTTGCGTTTGCCAAGCAGGTTCGCACCAATAACGCCCGCTACCGCGCCGAGACCGATAGCCGCCGCCGTACCCATCGAGGCTATTGAGGAAAGGATTGCCGCCGGGGTCCATGCCGCCGCCACTGTCCCAGCCGCTGCAACACTCGTTGCCGTCTGAACACCAGTCGCTGCAGTCTGAACTGCCGTTACAGTCCCTATGGCCGATGTCTGGGCCGCAGATCCCATGATTGCCGACTTGACCCACTCAACCCCCATCTGCACGAAGGTATTAACCAGGCTGTTGAGAACCGTGCTACCAAGAGAGCGCATTGCATCACTGGCCGTCATGCTACCGGTGATAATTCCCGTTAATGCGTTCGAAGCATTTCCTGCCAGCGCGTCGATTGAAGCGGCCAGCGCTTCCGTCCCTGCATTTTGATTTCTGAATATCTCCCATTGAGCTGCAATCCTCTCCTGATCGTACTTCCTGTTGGCCGCATTCGTCAGTTCAAGTCCTCTCTGGGTTAACTGACCCTTCTGGCTTTCAAACTGCTGGATTAAAGCCAATTCTTGAGCATGCTGGTTAGCAAGCCTCTGAACCGGATCTACTTCACCTTTAGCCGACTGCTGCGGGGTTACAACCTGCTGCGCCCTGATTTTTGCAAGCGCCACCTGATGGTCCTGCTCAAGCTTTTCAGATGCCTGGTTGTATTGCTCCTGAGAGAGAATTAGCTGACCGTTAGCGTCCTTTTGGCCCTTCAGGCTCTCAAGAGCTTTCTTCTGCGCTGCGTAATCAGCGTTTTCCTTGAGTGTAGGAACTGCATTCTGTGCTTTTAGAGCCGCAGCTTTATCCCAAGCCGCCGCCGCATCACGCTCTACCTGAGCGATCTGTTGTGGTGTCGGATTGGTAAGCTTCTGTCGAGCGGCAAGAATCGCCTGTTCCCGAGAAAGATCCGCAGTTGAGTCAGCTGAAAGGTTTGCTTTTTGCCGATACTCTTCCAGAACCTTTGCGTTTCTCTCTGCCTGAGAGGCTCCCTTGCTCTGCTCTGACTTAAGCGTCTTCTGCGCCTGCGTGTTTTTATACGTAGCGGCAGCATCATCTTCCATCTGCTTGGCATGCGGATCATCCTTCGCAAAACCTGCATCTTCGGCAGCGTATTGCGCCTGCAGCCGCGCGCGGGCCTCACCTTGCAGTTTCGAAAGCGCAAGGTTGCGCTCAGACTGCTTGATGAGGTTCTTCTGCCCGGCCGTAAGGTTGTCGGTGGACTTGTTCAGGCTGTCGACGTTGATTTTCGCGTTGGCCGCCTCTCTTGCCAGATCGACAAGCTTACCTGCCAGTTCAGCAATGGCTGACTGCCCGTCTTTGGATGATGACTTCATTTCCTGGAGTTTTTTCGCCAGTTCCTGAAGTGCTTCAGGCGACGGGTTATTGCTCAGGTCTGATAGTTCTCTTGCCAGATCAAACGCTGACTGCTTGCTGATTCCCAGTCGAGAAGAAAGGGTGCTCACTGTTGCAGAAAGCGAGTTCACAATACCAGAGGCATATTGACCCTGGCTGTTGGCCTGCTGAATGGCCTGACTCCAGTCTGTGGTGGTAACACCAAGCGCAGAAAGTTCATCGTTGAACTTTTTGATGCTTGGAGACGCACCGCCAACAGCCGCCAGTGCTCGATCGCCTAACGTAATGAAAGCATCAGACGCGTCACTAATGGCTTTAGGAATCTTTGAGATGGCCTGGTTATACTCGAGCAGCGCCTGATTGCGCAGCAAAGTAGCCACGTCGGCATTTACGCGCGCCAGGGCAGCATACTTGTCGGAAAGCGCGGCCACGCCTTGCGAGGAAATGGTGATCACCTTATCCATCGCTTCAGCTGCGTCTTTCAGCGCATCCATGGCGTTTTTACCGCCATTCAGCGAAGTAATAAGCACGCCAGCCAGTACCGAGCCAAGGGCGATTATGGCGCCAACGACTGCCCCGCCAGGGCCGAACGCACCAGCAAGTTGTGATCCCTGCTGCGCGAACGCTACCAGAGCAGATTGTCCTCCCTGTACCTGGATAATGAAGTCCTGAACCTGATAGCCTGCCTGCTGCATGCTGGACTTCCAGCTGCCAGTACCTTTTGCGCCATTCTCAACGCCAGTCTTCATGTCATACAGGCGGCCGGTCAACTCACCGATCTTCTGCTTCTCTTCGTCTGTCGCTTTCGACCCTGCGCGAAGCTGTGCAGCGAGGACTGCGGCACTGCGCGCGCCATTCTCCTGAGCCTCGTCAAGCACAGCCAGCTGGTTACCCAGCGCCTCGATGATGGATTCTGCTCGACTGAATTCACTGCTCGCGCCTCCGGTACCGCTACGGGCCTCTTCCATTGCCCGGGCAATACCGCTCACGTTGGTGTTCAGCTTGCGCAACTGGTTATCCATGGAGTTGGCATAACCAGCCAGTTCGGTAAACGCGGATCCGGTTTGTGAGGTACTCTGGTCGAGGTTATCCATTCCCTTACCCGATTGCTGGGCTGCAGCATCCAGTTTATCCAGAGCATCAATGGCCTGTTTGCCGCCTTGTAACAGCGGCTCAACGTCGGCGCTGATTTCATAAACGATGCTACCGGCGTTCTTCTCACCTGCCATGTCATTCTCCGGGCATAAAAAAACCCGCCGGAGCGGGTTTTAAGAAATGATTAAAATTTACAAATTGGCGTACGTTTCAGAAATATGGAGGTCAGAATGAATAGGCAAAGATGGTTTGACTCTATGACCGAGAGTATATGTGAATACTTGCTTTCCTTCAGATCTCGCAAATTTGATAATGGGTGCAAAATCTGAGTCACCTGTGACCAGACAAAAAACGTCTGCCTGGTTCTTTAACGTCATGGATGAGATATCTAATGCGATCCTCATATCAACACCTTTCTGCTGAAGATTGGGAGAAACATTATGAGCATTAATTGTTGCTGTCCCCCCTGCCCCAGACTGAAGAGCAGCATCTGAAACCTTCCACCCTCTAAAATTGAGTTCCCCTAGGCGCACAGCAAAAAAAGGCTTGACCTTAAGCTCATCTAACAATGTATTACAATCAATGGCCATTTGTGTGGCGCCAAAGTTAGTAACAACGTTGGATATAGGATGTGTCTTAGTACCAGTGAAAGGTTCAGCATCGTAATAAAACACACGATACAACCGCATCCCTAATAACTCATTTCGTCCTTTAATTTTATTAACTAAATCCTCGACATTTTGAGCTGTCATTGGTGCTGCCTGAGAACCTAATTTTCGGCGCAAGAACCCTGCGTCAAGAAGTACTGCGTACTGTCTTTCCATTTTTATTAACCGAATACGGGGAATTAGTGGGAGAGTGGTGGGTTAGGCTCGCGGAGGTAAACCTCACTTGTATGGGGTGCGAGCCGCCCACATCATTGTTGCGAACTATAACTCCTACTCAATAACCCTGCAAGTAAGGCGGTGCAAAATAAAAGGTAATTTTGTAAATTTCATTGTATTAACTACTAACCTTTGCCCTGCGTGCGGCCTGTTTAGCCAGGTATTCGTCGGCGATGCTGTCGTACTCTTCGCGAGTGAAGCCTTTCTGGTCCGGGTATTTCGCCGCCAGCAGCATCTGAAATTCGGTCATCGTTAACTGAGATGCTTCAGCACGGTTCATGCCGAAGTGACTACGTGCCGCGCTGATATAGTCGAAGGCTTTAAACTCTGTGGTGCGCTCGCCCGTTTCGTGGCGCTGTAACTGCCGGACCTTGGCTTTTCCCAAGACTCCGTGCTGCATGAGGTGCTGCGCCAGCACGATGATGTCGTTCTTCGGCATCTGGCCAGGGCGGTAGACGACGCAGTGCCGCCACCCTTTCCACTCGCCGATCATTGGCGTCAGATCGTCATCGCAGCACGCCTGCAGCACCAGCATGCAAGTTGATAACAGCTTCTCAGCAGCGCGGTTGAATGATGGAGCAATCCAGGCTGGAAAGCGCCCAAGCGTGCCAGCGCACACCTCAATAAGCTGAGCCACGTCATTGCCGTGTATGGTGGCGTACGCCTGCACAATCTCTTCCGGAGTGCCGATCCTGGTCATGGCCTCGAATGAAGGTCGCAGCAGGTAATCTTTCCCGCCTTCGCGGCTGTCGCTGATTGAGAGTTCACCAATATCGATTAAAGCGGTCATAAGTCTTCCACTAAACGGTCATTATCAAGGGCAGCACGCCGCCCTTTGGAATGTCCGTTACGTAACGGTAACCGTATGCACGGCCACAAAGTTGCCGTCTTCGGTGTTGATGATGATTTGCGCGCTGCCAGTGGCGACACGCGTCACGGTAACGGTATTGCCGGAGGCGGTAGCCGTTGCTTTAGTCGCGTCGGTAGTCGCTACAGTGAAGTCTTTGTTTGTTGCGCCAGTTGGTGCGACATTCACCGTGAAGGTGCTGGTACCGCCTGCCGTGCCGGTGCTGGTTGTCGGGGTTACCGTCACGCCAGTCACCGCAACCGCAGTAATTTCGTTCACTTCGATGGTGCTTGCGTCGCCGACTTTGAACTCGGTAGAGAACGTGACGATGTCATTTGTGCCGCCGTCAGAGCTCAGCGCGGTGATGTTCATGTAGCCGATGAATTCAACCGGGCCATATTCCATTCGCACCCAGATGCCCGTTTGACGCTTGGCAGCAAGCTCGTCAGCAAAGTACTTAATGAATTTGCCGACGCCGTACTGATCCAGCTTGTCCTTCTTGCGCACTTCACCTTCAAAACTGAAGGTAAGATCACTGTTGGTGATGATGGTCTCGACATAGCCGCCGCCGTCATCCGCATCAGAGGTAACCGAGTTCGGGTTGAAGTCGAAGCCCTTCGACGTACCAGCAGCCAGCGCCTTCCACTCAGATTCGAGTGGTTTGACATCCGGGCAGCCATCAGCGACTTCCAGCACGACCGCACCGCCGAACAGGCGCTCGTTCGAGTTCTGGCAATTAGCCATGTGAAACTCCTCTTTGACGTATAAAAAAGAAAACCCGCCGGAGCGGGTTATTTGGTTGGGATGGCTATTCGCCGTAAGTGCAGGCGAACTGGAGTCGGAAGACTATTCGCCCTTCTTCTGTGAGCACCGGCGCGGGAATTGCGCCCATGTTCTGGATGTAGCCGACGCACTCGTCAGCCATGGGGTTGGCCTGGACGTAATCGACGATGCGCTGCACGGCATTGAGCGCGTCTTTGCGCTTGTCCTTCGCGCCTATGACATCAACCAGGACGTGATACTCAGAGCCGAGGTCCGTGCGGATATTCGAGCCGCCGTTTGGCCTGAACACCATGATCGCCTTCGAAAGGTCTTTCGGGTCGTCGTACATCAACTGCTGCACCGTGAAGCCGGTCGTTAGCCCGGCGTCGCCGAACATGTTGCGGACACGCTCGTGCATCATGGGTGTCATAGCGAAAGCTCCTTGCGCATAACCGCATCAACGTTATCGCGCTCATCATTCGCGCCTTTGTTCAGGAATTGAGGCTCACCATGAGGATCCCAGTAATTGCCTTTCTCTGTACCGCCGCCAAACTGCTTGCCAGCGCGTGTAGTGCCAAAGTGAGCGCGAGGTTGTCCTTTTAGTTTCCCGGATGCCTCATGCACATAAACCGCATAGTTGGCTGAATATCCGATGCGCCCTGTTATGATCACCCCGCCAGCATCAATTTCACGAAACTGACTATTGATCAGAGTTGATGTGTCAATAGGCGTGTAATAAGCGGCGCGAGAGCCTATCAGGATCAAACCTGACTGAATGCCACGCACTACCCTCCGCCCTCTAACATCGTTGATAATATCGGTGAGATTTTTCTTGGCCTGGCCGATGCCCTTCACCTTGATGCCCATGGCTACACCCCAGTCAAGATGGCGTAATCATCCGCCAGTCGCTCGAATGTGTCGGCGTAACGGATAACCTGCCGCACCTCGTCGGCACCGGCGACAACCGGGTCGGGTTCGATTGACGCGCCAATCAGCAGGTAATCACCGGCGGCCGCCAGCGCGAACTCCGTCCAGACGGTATTCTTCACGACGATTTCAGCGCCCAGACTGGCTAACTTCTTGCTGAGCCCGCCCTCGTAATCACAGAGGATTTGCTCAGGCTCGGCATAGCCCAGCGGATCGCCGTATTCGTCATTGCCTTCCAGCTTGCGCCAGATGGTCGCTGTAGCGGTGTAAGACCAGTTTGCAACACTCGACACGCGTTACTCCTTTGGCACTGGAATGCGCTCAATCTCAAACCACTCGATATTCAGCGCATTGACCTGCTGGCCTTTACCGACCGGCAAGAAAAGACCTATGACATCACCGCATTCCAGCTGCAAATATCGCTCAATGACGATTGGTGAAACCACTGTCTCGCTGAAGGTCTTAACCTCTCCAGCAACGCGAAAAATGACCGTCACATTCAACGCGCTAACCATGTTTTTTACAGTAGCCATATTTCACTCCTTCCAGCGCAGCACAACCGTTACGTTTCCGCCTTGGCCTTTAAGTTGCTCACTGCGCTTAATGGCGTTCGGTGCGATGCACGAGTCCATAACGACTTCGCCAACACGATAAAGTCTGCTGTTTTTCAGTAACCCGCCTCGCTTCATTCTTTCCACCTCAGCACCTTCGCGCCAGTCGCCCGGATGCGCGGGCAGTTGATATGCCACTCGCCGTCCGATTTCACGTAGCCGGTAGTCTCCCGCCCGGTATCGGTCATCACCCATACGCGGGTGAATGAGCGCGGCAGCCCGTGCTTAACTGATTTGTACGTCATCAGCAGCCTCCGACCACCATGAACAGGCCGACGCTGTTACCGGCGCTGATTGGCAGCTCACCGGTGCAGCCGCTGGTATCTAGGCGGGCCAGCGAGTCGCGCAACCAGGTAATGCTGTCAGCATCGTAATCGAATGAGCGTGACGCGCCGGACGGCGCACCCTGCGATTTGATGCGGCGCGCGCCGGACGACGTAGCCATAAGCGCGGCGGCATACATCAGGATCAGCTTCGCGGTGCAGTCGTCATACCCTGCGCCATCGAGGCACGGGATAATCTTGTTCACCACGCAGAGGATCGGCTCCAGCAGCGCGCCCGGGATGGAGTAACCCAATTCACCGAGGAACGCCTGCACGTCTGCCGCTGTGATTGGGTCAGCCATGGTTATTTCGCCTTCTTCGATTTGCTGGCAGATTCTTCCTGCTGCTCTGCCTGCTCTGCCTGCTCTGCAGCGTCATTGCCCGGCGTGGCTACTTCCAGCACCTGATCGTCATCACTAATGATTTCAACCAGACCAGCGGCTACCCAACGCTTAGCGACATCGCCGCTTACCGAAACCTGCGCACCAACCTCCAGTTTCTGGAGATTGGCACCGGAAAGCAGGTTGTCTCGAACCACTTTTACCAGTGCCATAAATACCCCTTAGCTGTGCGCGTAGATAACGGATTTGCGATTGTTGATGTCGGTCTTAACCATCAGGCCCATCGCGCCCCAGGTGCGCCATACGTAATCGCTGTTATAGAACTGGCGAGGATCAGCAACGGTACCGACAGCCTGACCGACAATCGGAGCGATAACACCGGCCGTCAGTGGAACAATCAGGATCTGGTTACCGGAAAGTTGCGCATCTTCTTTGATGGCAGCGATGCCTGAGAGCTTCAGCAGCTCTTGCAGAATGGTGTCAGACTGGTAATTGTCGCTGAAGTAGCGCTCCAGGTTTGAGGTGATCTCACCGGAAACATACCAGGTCTGCTGCGCATACTGCAGGTTGGTCAGCTTCATCACGTCGCGCAGTGCGATAGCCGCGTTGCGAATTTGCTCCGCCGTTGCGCTGGCACCGGTGAAGTCGATGTTCAGGCCGGAAGCGCTGAGATCTACAATCTGTACGCGCTCATCGGCTTTGACGCCCTTCCAGGTCTTGCCATCGAAGGCGATATAGTTGCCGGCGGAATCGCGGAAACCGTTGAAGACGTAATCCACGTACTGACGACGAACATCATCAACAGAGCCGCGCTGAGCGTCAGCCAGAGATGCCAGAGCGGAACCTTTGTTAAAAATCGGGTCACGCCACTGGAATTTGAAGCCAGAGTCGTGGATCGGAACCATCGTACCGTCGAAGGTGTACGCGCGCGCATCCAGCGCCGCACCAATCTGGCCGGACATGGAGGTATGCGCCCAGCCGCGGCCACCGGTGCGAGCGTACTCGTACACGGACTCTTCAAGACGGACAGAGCGGGACAACGGGATCAGGTCGTTAAGCAGGGTGAATTCCGTAGTTGGTTCGAATTCAGCCAGCACAGTCTGGTCATAAGCGCGATACAGGCGGCGGATATCGTCGACAGCGTTCGTCGCGTCCAGCACTGGTGTGTTCGCCGCATCACCACGCCAGCGGGTGCGGGATACGAAATCAGCAACGGCCTGAGCACTCATGTTACGCGCCAGTTGCAGCTCATTGAACTGCGCCTGGTTCGCTTCGAGGTTGCCCGTCTCGGTCGCGCGTCGGGTGGAAAATACAAACATTCACTCTCTCCTTACTTGAACACGACGCGAACCAGATCGCCTGCTGCAGCGGTCAGGGACTTGTCTTCTTCGACATAGGCAAAGATGGTTTCATCTGCTGCCAGTGCTTTGATTTTGCCGTTGGCCACAGAAACCGGCTGACCTTTGGTGTAGGTTCCGGCGGCAGCGCGAACGTTGAGGAATACGCCCGGGGTTGGCTGGATGTTTACCACCCAGTCGCCGATAGCATAGGCATCGTCAACTGTTTTGCAGCGCAGATAGTCGTAGTTAGCGACGTAGAGGATCGCATCTTCGGTGCCGTCAACCGACGGAGTCGGCTTAGCTGCACTGAAGAAAATAACGGTACCCGGCAGAAACGCTGCGGCCGCAGAACCTTCACGATTAAGTTGCGGGTTGGGGAAAATACCGCCCGCGTGAATTACGTGTTTCCCGTCTTTAGCCATTTTTTACTCCGGCATTTCGCTGAAAGAATCGTTGTTGTTGACCTGGCGGAATGCACCATTCAGGCCGATGGAGGTCTGGCACTGAGCAAACAGGCCATCAAGAGCCGCGCCGTCAAGGGAATTCACTGCGAGGTCATCCAGCCCGAATTTAGCTTTTACGGTAGCGCGCTTTTCGCCTTTCTCTTTGTCAGAGTTGGCAGCAATGCCAGACTTAACAGCGGCGAGATCGTCAGCGAAGGGTTTAAACCATGCCGGTGCTTCTTCGCTGTTGCTGGCCTGTTCTTTTTTCTTGGGCTTGCCGGTTGCGGGGTCGATGTCTTCTTCGCCTTCTTTTTTGGCTGCCGCCTTCTCAGCCGCCAACTGGTTGTAAGCGTCCATCAGTTCGGCATCGGACTTGCCTTCAGTCGGCTTACCCGCGGCTTGCAGCGCATTGATAATCAGTTCTTTCATCGGATCGTTCTCTCCGTTGGTTTTAATCTCGTACTCAATGGGTTTGCGCACGACTTCTACAGGTTCGCCGACGAACACGGCTTTGCCGTCATCATCGATGAGGTACTTCTGCTTTAGGTATCTGGTGTCATCGCGGTAGATGAAGCTGTCTGGCCACACCGTTTCTGGCCATAGCCACTTATCTTCTGTGTCGCCCTCGCGCAGCTTGTCGCTGATAGCGCGTGAAATGTCGTCAAAAGAGAAGTTGGAGGCATTGGTGAAAAAGAATTTGGTCTTGTTGAGCAGACCTTCACGGGTGCAGTCGATACCATCAGCAAGGCGAGCAACTTCGATCTGCTGCTCATTACCTTCTGCGTTCACGAAGATGCCGACGCCTTCTGCAGGCGTTCCGGCGCCGGGTTCGTCGAGCAGCACCGCCACATGGTCAAACATCATGTTGGTGGCGATCTCGTTGTACTTCTTGCCCTTCGACTCGCCATTAGCAGCAATGCCGGAATACAACAGTCCTGTGGAGATATGGATGGGTTCTGAGTTGGTACCGGCAATCATCTCATCAAGGCGGTTAATCAGGCGCTTGCCCTTCTCGCTTGACTCGGCGTACTGGCGGTTAACGTACATATCGCCCGTCACTTTCCCGTCTTTGTGGCTGACGTTCTGCAACCATGCGCCGACGTGATATTCATTCACCGCCCGGACATCGCGAGCAGACACATGCTTGCCGTCAACCTTCGGGTGGCCCAGCGGCATGGGGTTACGCTCAAGCGTGTTGTAGGCCTTTTCGATTTCTGCTGCCGGGTACAACTTCCGGTTCATCACGATATCGTCCACGACAGGCGTGATGCCGCGAACCACGATATGTGGCTTGCCGTCGATGGTTTCAGTGGTGATGTTTGAAGCGGAGTTGACGACGGTCAGCACGTTAACGCGATTGCGTTTCATGCTGGGTCCTTATTGGTGGATTTTCTGGCAATAAAAAAGGCCGCCGAAGCGACCTTTTATCAGATGTTATTTATCTTCATGAATTCAGATAGATTTGTCACCAAGAAAGCTCTCTCGCATGCTCGGTTCCAAATATCGCCCCCCTCTTCGGCGACACCATCGTATTTGGATAGAATGTACTCTCTTATCTCTCCACTATCTAAAATTCTTCCCGGGTTGGAGCGTATTAACTCATAAGCAGCAATGTTGAACTGCTGATCGTTTAATCCGCCGGAGGTGTACCAAAGACCAAGCAACCACTTATCAAGAGCTTGTATGTTATGCATGCCTTTCTCCAATTAAAGAACACCTGAATCATTGCATGTATAACGTTATTGAAAAAATGATTTTAACCAGCTTTCCATGCCTTGCGCTCTTTCTTCAGTTTATCCGCCAGCCCGTCGTTGAAGATACTTCCATCGTCGTTGAGCAGCACCGGAATCTGGCTGCAATAGCAGTTGTACCGGTTTCCGTTCTCGGCGTAGAAGTCACGCACCTGCTCGGTGGTGTAGACCTTTCCGTGACGGCTGGCGTGCCAACTGCGCGTCGTCGGTTTGAGCGCAGATAGCCACAGCAGGCCGGTATTCAGTCCAAGACGATCCGCTGCCCAGTCCGTTTCGTTCCATTGTGCCTGCCGCAGCGCGCCAACCTGCTCAGTCTGAGCGATGGCCTTGGCCTTCGACATCGACACATCGAGGCGCTTGCTGATGACGCTGGCCGTTTCACGTGGGTTAACTCCACGGGCTACCGCATCGGTGATGATATTGGTCAGGTCACCGCGGGCTGTGTCGCTGATAACCTTCCAGTCGCTGAACGTTGTCAGCCTGGCCGCCGCTATCTGGTTAAGGTGACCGGGGCTGCTTAAAAGTTGCTGTAACGTCGTCTGACTGGCGTAAACCTGCGACTGCTGGGAGAGGTTGTTGAATGCCTCCAGCGTGCCGCGCTGCACTTCTGCGACGACGTAATCCATCGCCCAGAGGTTTTGCTCGCCACCATCCAGCAGGTAATCATCCAGAATCGACTGCACCGCTTCCAGTAGGTCAGCCAGTTCCTGCGCCGACATGTCGTAGATGAACTTCCCGGCGTTGACCTGGTAGAGCCGCATATCCGCGCCGTTATCGTGGCAGAGGAAGTGCCAGTTATGGCTGTTAACCTCACGCTCTCGCCCGGTCAGGCGCTGGTCGAACAGGGCTTTCAGCGCACGCTTGATGTCGAGATACCGCTCCTCGATATCCCGGAACATGGCGGTTACCTGCTTTGCCGATCGGGTCGGGTCAACCTTGCTGCGCGGAACTACCGGTGTCCCGACTTTCGTCTTTTGCTCCGGTGTCATCGGAAAGAGGATCATCGGTCGTTACCTTTTTATTTGGGTCAGGCGGCTTTACATCTTCACGCGGCTCAAGTTCTCCCGCTTCCCTGACCTCGTTCTCATCAACAGCAGGTGTGCCGTAGGCTTGCTGGGTATCCTTCGCCACCGCAGCCATTTCCTTCATGTTGGCAATCTTCTCTTTCTCGCTTGGAGCGAGTAGATCAGACCAGGTTAACGTGATTTCGCCAGATTTAGGTGGTTCGATAACCTCCACAGTCCAAAGCCGTTCTATAACTGCACTTGCCCGGCCAGTCTGGAACCCGTTGCGGCGACCATTACAGCGCTTGGCAAAGTCATTTTTGTCCTGATCTGAAGCAAGCCTTCCCGTCTGCTGACCAAACAAGATGGTGAATGGCATCTGAACTGAAGAGGAAAACTGGTTAGCTGACACTGTCCACGTTGGACTCGGATCGGCAGCAGCAACGGAAAGCACCTTAGCCTCTCCGTCTTGGGTTACCAGAGCCGAATCTGTTCCAGAGTTAAGCTTCTGGATGGCTGCGTTAAGCGCCTCAGCCAGCCCCGAGTAACCAGCCTTCTTGGCATCCTCCATGATTTTGTCAATCTTGGTGTCTTTCGACATGTTAATGCCGAGCTGCCTGCTGGCGTTTTTAAGGAACCCCTCAGCGCTGCCGCCGGAGGTTTTAGCCATATCAAGCAGGTCGTTATAGCCTGCACGCAAGAACGGGATGCCAGCCAGTGAAGATTCATCTTCTGAGCCCTCGCAAAAAATGATGATGCGCTCAGGATGAATTTTGATGGAGCGCATAGGGCCAACGATACTGCCGTTGTCACCTACAGGTTGCTCTTGGAAATAATAAAACTTCGGCATGGCGTAATCAGGGGACTTCTGATCCTGCTCTAATTCCCCAGGCTTAACCTGCGATTCCCATGCAGGAATCATCTTCACCAGGCCGCGTTCGCGTGAATTACGCATTACGTCACGATTAACTGGCTCAGACCATTCACGACTATCGGCAAACTGAAGAATGAGAGCTGAGTAGTGACCGACAAGGTTACGTCTATCCGCGTCCTTCACCTTCGCCCAGTATTTCTTCATGAGCTTGGTGACTTTCTTTTCCCATGGCGTCGACTTTTTAGACTTCTTCGTCTCGTCACCATCCACTATTACAGGGTTATCAGACCAACAAGCATCCAGTAGCTTATGAACAGCACCGAACGCGGCACCGTTGCGCTCATACATGTTGTAGAAGTGGTCAAAGTCTAGGCGCTCAGGATAGCCAAATTCACACCACAGATGATGTCGCTTGGTGTTGCCTGATTTATTGAATCCAGCCGCATAAAGCTGTCGAGATCGCGATACCTCGTTGAGGCTATTCACAATCAGCCCAGCGAGGACTTGCATTTCTGTATCGTTACTCACTGAGTTGTCCTTATGTGAAGAATATCGCCCCTGAACGGCGAGGTGAGTGCAGCACGCGGTAACGCGTTGCATCCCAGTCGTGGTCTTCCTGCTGGGTATCTACGTCATCCGGGTTTTTGCTGTCGCGAACCAGCACGGGTATGCGGCTAATCCATCCGCGGCAATGCTCAAACACGTAAAATGCAGGTTTCTCAGGGATGCCAGATTCCAGCTTCTTACCTTCAACTACCGCCTCAAGCATGTCAGCGAATACCGAGGCCCCGTTTACTCGCGAGCCAGGCTTCTTATTGGCCTCAAGCCATTCGACACCCTGATTTTCCATTTTCTGTCCGATCGATAACTCATCGTCGCCAGTGTTGAAAATGGCGCTATCAGCCGGGCCCGGAATAACCTCCGAGCTAATTCCCGGAACAATGTTGAGCTGGCCCTGCGTAACACCGTCGATTTGAATCTCTTCCGGTTCGTCGACGCCTTCGCCCACCAGCCGCTTATCAATCCACGCCACGCCTTTCGCGACGTTGGTGGATGACATATTCAGGCCTTTGTTCAGCTCGTCAGGCGGGCACCCGTACCATTCTCCGATCAGGATTAACGTCCCTGCCGGCGGGCAGAACTGCCGACCATCAGGCAGCTCAGCAGCGGTGCCATCAGCCTGCGCCCACCAGAGGTTAGAGAACGGCTTCGACTCCCCCCAGTCGTGAGAGCGGTCAACTGTCCAGCTATCCGGTATGCGGAATGGCTTAATGACGTGCAGCGATTCATTCCACAGGTGGTCGAATCGCCCGCCACTGGTCACATCCCAGGAGCCCTCTACCCACGCTTTGCGTCGGTTAGGGTCTTTAATAGCCATCAGGGTCGCAATGTACTGCGGGTCGAGGTAAGGGTTCTCTTTGAACGATCCGTGGATGGCCACGCGGGTCAGCGTCACATCCTCTTCGCGCTCTGTTTGCGGGTTAAACACCTTCTGCGTTTCACGAATGATGGTGCCGCGTGGCGCTGGCTCAATGAAGCGCTTCTTAACCCACGTATGACCAATCCCGAAAGGGTTTGTCGTGCTGAATGTTTCCAGCGGGATAGGCTTCAGCAGCCCACCGTCAGCCAGCGGATAGTTCTCAGGCCGGAACGACGAGCGTCGGCAGGAGAACATCATTTCGTAAAACTCGGCAGACTGCTGTTTAGTCAGCTCGTTAAAGCCGATAAAAGGAAACTCCTGCCCGTGGTAGTCCCAGTAGTCGCTCTCTTCTTTTCCGAAGCGGAAAAGTAACTCTTCACCAGTCGGCCACACCCATCGCAATTCACTGGCAGATGCCAGATAGCGGGCGCCGTCGTTAAACAGGCGATACATGCGCTTTGACTGCGTGATGATATCGGTGAGGTTTTTATACTCGGTATCGAAAATGACGCCACGCCAGAACGAGCCATAGCCCAGACCGACCAGGCGACGAAAGCGCGCCAGCTGCGCAGCAGTTTTACCCGGCCCTCGCGTCCCCTCGTAGAGGATTTCGTTACACGGGCAACTAAGGGAGAGCGATTGCGATCCAGGCAGAGGTTTCCAGACGGCTTTGTAATTCATCCACCTAATACCTCGCCCTGCTGTTTCTGGGCCGCTTTTTCCCAGTCGTCCACGTTATCGCAGGACGGAACGGGCATAATGCTGTGGGTCGCCGTAACATTCTGCTCGACCTGCTCTTTAAACGCCTGCACTTTAATGTGCTTGCCAAGCAGCTCCAGGTTCTTGACCTTATCCGGCCATTTAACCTTTTTGAGGATGGTTTCCGCCGTCTCCTCGTCGAAGTTCTGAATCGTGGTGCTGATGTCCAGGCCGGTTAGCGATGTTCGCCACGCTTTAGGCCATGAGCTAATCGGTCTAAGGCTGCCATCGTCGTTGAGGATATCCAGGACGTCCATCTGGTCGATCTCAACCAAGCGCCGTAGAACATAATCTGCATCAATACCCACATCTTCGTTGCGCTTCGCTTTCAGTTCGGCGATTCTGTTTTGGATGTCAGGTTTTGACAGGTTTTCGGACGCGGTGCGGTTAGCTGTCTTTGCGCTGTACCCCGCCCGAATAGCCGCTTGCGTGGCGTTTAAATCGATGAGGTACTCGCGACAGAACATTTCTTGCTTGTCGGTGAGTGCCATAACCTATTCTCATTTATAAAAAAGGATTATTTATGTCAAATAATAACCGCACACCAAAGTTTAATATTGGTGATACCGTATACCTAGTAGTTGGCAGTCCTGCTATGGCAGTTGCCGAGCATGTCAAAGAATATATTGATGGAACAATGAAGTTCAACGGTACTTATCGCTGCCAATGGTTTGCCGGGCGTAAAGAAGCAGATGCAAAATTCCCTGAAGAGTCACTCACCAAAACTAACCCAAAGCCATAAACCCAAACGCGATAAAGCTCTCCATTGAAGATGTCTCTAATCTGATGATGAGCTCTCTTCAAAGAGATGGATGCCTTTATCAAGAAGACGTTGTTGATTACTTGATAAAAGAAGATAACGAGCAACATCTGAAAGAAAATGCTGATGGTAACCAAGCTCTATCAACAGAAGTAATCAAAAAATTCAGAGTTGATAGCGGTGAAAGCGTCGTTTGGGTTAAGCCGGACAAATACTGGCGATACCGAGTTCCTGAGGACGAGGAAGGTCGAGAGGCTCGTGGGTAAACATAGGGCGATCACTCGCCCTTCTCTTCAACCATGTCTATCACAGGCGTGAATTGCACGCGCTTCACATCATCAGGGGAAAAATACAGCCACTCCCCCGTCTCCGTCGCCAGCGGCACAAAGCCGTTAACCAGCTCAGGCTGACGTCGTGACATCTTGCCCGTGAAGGTTTCGCCTGTTTGGGTGGTTAGCGTGATTTGGTAGATGTCTGGCATGATTACCTCTTTACCTTGTCGCAGCTGTTGCCCTGCTTCTCAGAAGTGCTTAGCCACTTACGGCTTACCCGTCAGCAAGATGTGATCACCATCCTTGCGGGGTTACACAAATCATTATCGAAGCCCCTCGGTGAAGAGCCTCTGTAATGTCGCGATCAACCAATCAGCAATTCTGGCTGGGTCACCTGCATGATGTGGTCATGTTCAAGCGCCAGGACGCGCTTCTCTTTCTTCCGCTCGTTCATCAACCGGCTGCCGATCGTGCCTTTCAGCTTTGAGCGTGTTTCTTTGATGGCGTAGCGGTGCTGCATTTCTTCGCCCATGGCAACTCTTCTGCTAAGTTGCTCAGCCATCCAGTTAAAGGCATTGATGTAACACTCCTTAACTGCGGCGGCGGTTTTACCAGTGAATCCCATCACGAGCATCATGCATCCATCTCGGGTGATGTTATACATCGGCTGAACATCGCCATTTTTATCAATGAAATCAATGGGCGCAAAATTGCGCTGGGTAAAATCATCGGAGCATTTAAGGTTTCTGATGGCTCGCAATACGTCTTTGTGTCGTTTACCAAAATAGTTAGCCACCTTTAGCGATGTGGTGATTATCTTGTTGTCGAGTGTCGTGACCATTTCGCGGAAATCGAAGGCCGGAATAACTGACGGATTATTCATAGCGTCTTTACCTTTTAGAAAGATGAGCCTGTTCGCACAGAAAAGCCGCCCCGAGATGGTCGCCACCATATACGGCAGTTCCCAGGCTCAGCTTTCTGAAAGACTCGGGATTGTCATGCGCTGCGATGCGCGGTTTACTGCGGGCATAAAAAAGCCCCGCATTTCGCGAGGCTGATATTGCCGTTTACTGCTCTTCTATTCTTAGTGCGGGTTGTCCATCATTTCAGGCACTGTGTGTTGATGTATTCCTGTAGAGCTCTCAGTGATGTTTGGTCACTGATAATTCCTGCTCTGATACCGAGAACGTTTCGTCCAGCAACTGGAGAGAGTTCGATGGTGGCATCATTGCCCATGCCGGAGGGGCTGGAGGCTTCGGTTGAGGTAGGCACTGGACACTTTCCTTTGACGAGCACCCGACCACCATTATCAAGCCTGCGCTGCAGAGCATAATTTTCAGCTTTAGCATCTGCCAGTTCCTTCGTGTATTTGGCATCCAGCGCAGCGACATCTCGCTGGCGTACCTGCATATCTTTGATGGTGGCGTTAGCCGTGCTGAGATTCTTGGCGGCTTTGTCTCGCTGGTCTTTGTAGGTGATGGCGTTGTCGCGGTAGTGGTTCACGAAGAAAGCCAGTACGCCAATTACTGCCACCACAAGCAACTGCAACCAGTAACGCCTTACCAATGCGCCAATCACGACAGGAACAGAGCACGCTCCGCCTCACGACGACGGGTCAACCCATTCAAAACTTTACCGCCAGCTTTATTCCAGCGAAGAAACTCATCGGCAGCACCTTTGATATCGCCATCATTCAGTTTTTTTAGCAGGGTTGATGTGGAAAGGGCGCGAGAACCAACGTTGTAAGCGAATGAGACAAGAGCATCAAATTGACCCTGCGTTAATTTAACCTTCGCTACTTTCAGAACGTCATTCTCATAACCAACAAGCCCGGTTTTCAGTAACCGATCTGCGGTGGCCTGGTCGATGGTCATGCCGCGCTTTACTGGTTTACCGTCTACAGGGTGAGTCCAGCCGTATCCGATGGTCCACGGATAGCCACCAGTTCCGGGGTCAGGATATGCAGTGAGCCTACAGCCTTCGAACTGCTTAATCAGGCGAATACCCTTTTCACTGGTGATCATCGTTCACTCCTGCCCGTTTTTTAAGTGCGCTGATAGCGATTTCGCGCAGCTTGTCTACGCCGACGAATCCAATCACACCACCGACGAACGGTGATATCGATACAGGAAGGCCAACCACATCAAGCGCGCTGGTGATGCATAAAGAAAGGGCGCCACAAAGGACGCCCTCAAGCCATTTATTTTTTCGTGTTGCACCGTCATATATCAGACGACCATAGGCAATGAGTCCGGCCATTGACGCCCCCAGAATCTGGGGCCACGCATTTTTGAGTCCGGTCAAAACCGCAGCCCAGAATTCAGGGTTCTTGTCATTCATTTTCATAGCCTCACCTCGCATAGTTAGCGGGTGCTGTGTGTGATGAAAGGGTCAGGCCCTCGGGCTGGATTTAACAACGAAGCATGTCGATGATGATTCCCGGGGCCTGAAATAGAAAAAGCCAGCACGATGGCTGGCAATATGAGGGTGGTGCGTTGAGCTTTCGCTCTTATGGTCCTGGTAGGTATTTGGTGTGTGGCGGCCGGTGCTGAACTCCGGCTCATAACAGGCACCTTGTTCTCTCGAAGCTTTCCTGCGCGCAACAGCCTGCGCATTCACCACAACGGAAAGAGCACTGCCGCATTCCTCGTCTGGTAGGGTGCGGAGCTTTGTTTATCCAGTCAGTAATCTTACCTGTTGTGCAGATACAAAAAAGCCCCGAGCTATTAACTCAGGGCCATTAAATAGTTGCTCAGCTCACCCCATCCACCCAAGTGACCTTTGATGGGCTACGCTACACGATGTGTTTCATCTCATCTCAGAGAATCATCAGGCGCATTGATTAGTCACCCCGGACACCTACTTGCTGAGCGATGGTGTCGTACGCTCTTGCAAACCTCTCAGCCTGCGATGGTTGGAGTACCAGACGATGCGTCGAAGATACCAACTAGGCGGTTCAGTGGTGAGAGCCGCCTAGCTTATCTCACCACCTCGCTCTTTCGCCGTTGACGTCCGAGCATACATGGAAATATACACTTCTATTTCCCGAAATCAAGATATTTACAAAATATTTCTACTTACGCGGCAATTTCTGGAATCTCCTTCTCTAATTCGCGCTTCATTGCGTAAAACATTTCCGCATCGAGTACGTTCTCGCACCACACAACGCGCTTACGGCAATATTGAATATCAGCACCAGTGTGGTATTGAATTCGTCGAGCGATGTCTTGCGTGTTGTTGCAATCACAATATCGTCTAATAGCGACATCACGAACGGGGCTTTCCCGGTGGAGCGTTTTAATCATCACGCGTTCAACGAAAGCGGCATCATCTGATTCTTTGGCGAGAGCGATGATATTGCTGAACGATGATTGAGGGATAACCAGCTCTCTGGCTTTCTGATAGAGAACATCACCACGCAGGCCATCCTCTTCATAAAGCCGCATAACAACTCTTTCTATCTGGTTGGCTTTATCCTCGCTCCAGTGGCTGCGAATCATCAGGCGACCGATAACGTTGATAGCACCTGCTGGAGAATCATCACCACGATTAACGCGCCCCCAGACTGACAGCATGTAATGCACCCATGCCTGCTGTTTTTTGGTGATGGTCTTTTTTGGGTGACGCCACACGCGCCGAAAATGAGCGTCATCAACAAAGTTCACCATTGAGAATATCGGCGTTGTCTTCATGCTTCTGCTCCTGATGTTTTATAGCGACTGATGTAATTGCGTAATATCCGGTAGTCAGTGGCAAATGAGCCCGGCCGACGATAGATGCGTAACCGTGTCCAGCGCAGTCGAAGGTGATCAGCAAAGTAGGATTCGAATGTCATGATGGCCTCCGATTCCATGCACGTATTGCATCGCGCTTTGTTTGATAGGTGTCAGTGATCGGTTTAATCAGGCAATTTTTTTCAGTGCATCCAGCATAAACACCGTCACCATCGGCAACCAGTTCAGCATCACCCCCACAAAATGGACAGCGTAGCAGTGAGGCCCATTGCGGAAGCTTTAGGTCGTAAATCATTTGTCCTCCAGTTCAGTAATCGTCAACTCAAGGCGACCACCTTTAACGATCGGCATTTTCACCACCCGGTAATCCACTACCTGAACGTCATCCATCCAGAAACCGGCTTTAGTCAGCGCATCGAATGCTGCTTTTTGCAGGTTGTCCAGGTCGCGACGACGGCGATCGGGCATGTAGCATTCAATGCGAACCTTCAGTGGGCAAGTCACGCCAATGTCGAGCATCTCTGCCTTGATGACTTCCGCTACCAGATCTCGGTACGCCTTACCTTCGGTGCTGATGTGCGTTCGCCCCCTGTTGTGCCTGTAATACCGGTTATTGCTTGGAGGCCATGCCAGGCTAATTCGATATTCGTTCATATCTTCACTAGCCCCTCTTTCAGCCACATAACCTGAGTTCGTGCCATTCCTTCCAGAGCGCACTCTTTCGCATACTCCGCATCAACCAGATGCGTTCGCCTGTCTATCTCGTCGTGACACCGGCTGCATGCCACCGTGGCGATCAGGTCTGGCGGCTTGATTCCTGTGCCACACAGACCCGCCAAGCGAATATGCGCCAGTACAGTCGTTTCAGAGTTTCCGTTGCATACTCCCGGAATACGCACCTGGCATTCGCGACCACGTGCTGCTTTGCACAAATTAGCCATGCTTCCTCCGTGCCGCGAGACGCAGCCATTTCTTATCGACGAGCCCGGCGGTGTAACCGAGAAGTGTTGGGATCTCTGAAGGGTTTGGTTCCGGCTTACGCTTGCCGCGAGCTGGCACTTTGTAAATACCACCATTCATGACGCGATTGATGAGGTTAGCCATGCTGCTCACCCCACTGTTTCGCCCATTCGATTTCAAGCCGGGATTTTTCGCTGAACTTCACACCCTGCTGAGTGCCGAACCAGTAGATAGCCTCGATGACTTCAACCATCTGCCGAACGGTCATTTTGCTTGTGCGCTGACCGAACATCACAACGCCTCCGTCCAGACCTGGAGCCATTCTCTGCTCTTGTTTTTTGGCCTTGGCGACCATAGCGGTTATCAGGTCTTTCCAGTCGTCAGAGTCGTACTTATTGCCGAACCAGGTTACCTGGTCAGACAGGTCTTTCAGTAGCGGCCACATCTTGCGGTTCTGATCCAGTGTACGAGTCATCTCTTTGATATCGAGAATCAGTGGGCGCTTCGAATCCACCGGCAACTGTCGGATGTAGTTGATAGCGTTCTGCTTGATTGCGTCGTTAATGAGGTGAAATTGCTGCTTCATACGCCACCTCCGTGAGGTAACGCAGAATGCAGAAAATCGCAGGTGCATTTCTGCATCTGTGAAAAAGTGGATAGTTCAGATTGTGGTCGCATTTAAGTCCCCTTAAATGCGCAGAAGTCACCGGAGTTGTTCAGGCTCTGGTGAAGTAATTATGGCTTGTTGATTATGGGAAATCAAACGTTGCTTTCTGTTGCGCGGATTAAAAATTGTGTCGGTCTTTGTGCGTGAATGCGTATTCGTATGTGAAGTTGAAAGCCTCGTTCTCGGTGTCGAATCGCTTGTCTGTTATATCTATCCAACGACCGCCTTTACGAAGCTTCTGAGCGACCCATTTGCCTTCGTAAGGGAAAACCACGTATGAAACGGAGTAATTGTTGCCGATATTAGGGGTTGGGTATGATTCACCTTCTGCCAGCATATAAAAATTTATACCGGCAACAATTAAGCACCCCATTATTTCTTCTCGTTCTGAGCTGCCATATCCAGATACCGCGGATCGGATGCTTTTGGCAGCGTCAGGCTCTGCTCGCGGTAGAAGCGCACTCGTTCCATGAAGTATTCACGCAGATGCTCTGGCTGCTCACGGGCTACCTGTTCAGCGATAACTGGCATATTCATGCGCTCTTTGTACGCGACACCACTGGCGGCAAGGTCAACGTTAACCTTGTCCTGCTCTTCTTTTGGTTTTGCTGCGATGTTCCAGTCAGACATAAGAATCCCCTCGATGGCCTGAGGGGATTATACATCACTACGCGGATTTGCGTTCTGCTGCGGATTTAGCCATCGATATTCACCTTAGGAATGCTCAGTATCGGCCATATAGCGGAACAGAGAATAGTGTTAATAACACGATACATGACCCTCTCACTGCGACGAAGTTGCCAGTGAAAAGGCATACAACCTAATATGCCTCCGGAGTAGAAAAATAAGAGATAATCAATCACTTCACCTCCTGCGCCGTTTTGATGATTGCGGACAGACAATTCTTACAAGGAACATGCAGAGATCCCTGTTCAATGCTCAATAGCGCATGCTGAGCATCCCGAAAAAGCCATTCGAATGACCCAGGCCGATGACCGCACCATGTTTCAATCTCGTGCTTAGGGAGTTTAACTCCGTCACGATAGTCATATTTGATGATGTGCTTGCTCACGACTTAACCTCCTGCCGGGGGATATGATGCGATGAAGTTACATACACACCAGGGAGTTTGTATTGGTTTGCCAGCCAGTTATCGCATTCCATTTCGGTGATGTATTTAGGTAGATTTGTGTACTGACAATTAAAAAACCACCACTGATCTCCCATGCTTTGAGGAATGGCTAGTTCATACATGATGCCAAGTTCGCGAATTACTTCTTGCGGGTGCCTACTTTTACCGGCATAAGCAGCGCCAATACAGTCATAGCGTAAATGTTTCACGGCTTCACCTCCTGCTGCGGTGCTGCTGGCAGTGGTAAGTGAGACCATGATTCTCCAGTAACAACCCTGATAATGGTTCGTTTCGAAACTCCATATCGTTTAGATAGAACTCCGTATGAAACCCCAGAGCATCTAAGCGATCTTATTTCTGTGACGCTTGCATCATTTAATTTCGAATTGGCCTGCATCTCCCCTTTGTATGCTGGCAGGTGTGACCGGTTTCTTAGTCCTGTATTCCAGGCGTGCATCCTATTTTCATGAGGAGTAACCCACTCAAGATTGCATAAGGACGGGTTGGCTTTATCCCCATCGATATGGTTAACCTCTGGCTTGGCATTTGGATTCGGTATAAACGCTTCTGCTACTAACCTATGCACTCTTGCAACTTCCCTTCGGCCATTTGAGGCATCACTCAACCTGACAACGAGATAGCCAGCATCGTTTAGAAACGGCTTTAATTGTTTTCCTTTAAAACGCTGTTTAGATCCATCTCTCCTCAAAATTATCCTAGGCATGCTTATGACATCTCCATGCTCATTAACCTGGTAGATTCCTTCCCAGTCAACAACTGGTAATAATTTCATGAATTACTCCTTAGGAGGATTTGGCAGTTGCATCCAGTGGGTTACCTTTCCGGGAACGACATCATGACAGTCAAATGACTTCCAGCATTCTCCATCCCACCAACCTTGTCCAATATCGAAACCATTGGATGTGATTACAGTTTTCATGCCTTCAGGCATCCGCTCGCTTACCGGAATCCAACCATCCGTAGTTACCGGAGAGTTGCCAGCCTCATACGCAACGCGCAACCAGTGGTAAAATGCCTCAGTGGTTACACAGCCACAATCGACATCTATCTGCTCATTTTGTTGTGATAGCCATTGGTCGAATGGCAACCTGCAATCGACATTTTCGTTGGCATCACCTGAATGTTCGACCATGTCGAGGTGTTGCTCGGTATGGTTTCCAGCTACACGTTCAGATTGAATTTTATCGACATCTACAGGAATGCCTGAGTTGCGGATATATTCAATACCATCACGTAGACTGTATTTTGATGGAGAGTTGCCAGCCTGATTCATCATTTCCTCGTACTCTGCTACTTGCGGGTCTACTGGTTGCGACAAGTCTCGGTAATTACCCTGAAGCATGGAGGCACGGCATGCGTTCCAGCCATTCACATAACCTACTGCCTCCAACCGGTCACTCATGACTGGAAGCAATGAGGACATGCTGATTTCTTCTGGCACTACCGGCGCTCTCGGCTTGCCCTGGCTATCTGACGGCGCTAAAGGTGCATTTCTCAGTGCAGAGGACAGCATTTCAATATCTGGCTTCGGCAACATGGCTTTGAATGCTGCGATATTGGCATCATGCTCTGCTCGCTGTTCCGGCGTCATGGCTTCCAGTTCTGCGTAGTAGTCAGCGCGACAGCGCAATGCGCCCAGCATGCACTGAGTGCGAACGCCCTTACCGAATTTAAGACCCGGCTCAAGATGCACGGGGCATGGAAGAGTTTCCGGCACTACCGGCGCTGGCTGCGTTAAACTTGGAGATGGGTAGGCAACTCGGAAAAGTGTGGATGGTTTCGATTCAAGCAGGACCTCCAGTTGCTGTTTGCTGTAATCAGTCCAACTTCCATCGTCTAATACCTGATACACCGCTTCCTGCGCCGCCGTCTTCCGCACCGACAGCAACTCGTCGATAGCCTTCACAGCATCAGCCATTGCGTAGCCGAGATTACCGCCGTCGCTTTGTGCTGCTGCTTTGCTGAGTATTTCGCTTATCTGGTGCAGGCGATCGAGTGACACAGGACCGTGCGCCGGGTGGTTAGTTGTCATGGGTTATTCCTCACGGCTCTAAACAAGACTGATTGCTGAAATCCGGTAAGAAACCATAGTCCATCTACTCGCTGGCTCATCTCGTACCAGTCTTCCGGGTTAAGGTCGGACACGAGGTTGTCACCACAAATACAAATATCAGGTCCGCGTTTCTCGGAATCATAAATATCACCTGGTGAAAACCACTCAGGATTAGTGGAGTGAACACACTCCATTTTTGTTACGTCCGCCATCTCACTCTCCCTTCACGCCAATGCCAGCGGCGGTCATCATATGCAGGTACTCATCTCCATCCTGAACCCATTGACCACCAACCCCGTAGTGGCGATGCGTAATGATGTCGATGGTTACTAGCGGGTCTTGTTCGATTAGCTGCCGTAGAAACTCTTCTAGGTCACCAGAGCAGTGCTTGATGGCTGGAGTTTTTCCAGGGTGCCGAACAACAAGAAACTGGTTTCCGTCTTCTCGAATTTCATTGCTCTCCAGTTCTGCTATGCGCTTCTCTGCGGCTTCCAGCTCGTCCAGCAGCGTCAGTACCCGTTGCGCCAGCCAGCGCTTTTCTTCATCACTATATGTGTTATCAGCAATCTCTTTGAGACGACCAATTCCAATATCACCGCCATCAGCGCGGTATGCCTGTTTGTTGAGTGCTGTCATTGGGCTGCCTCCTTCAAATTAATATCGCCAAATTCATGCATGAGCGTTGCCCTTACTCGCTCCACGATTTCATCATAATTGGCTGTGTTGGTAGCTTTATCCGTAAGGCCTTCAGCGCTCATCAGCTCAAGGCACCGCTCGAACGCTGGTTTATTCATGGTGTCAGGAAGCCAGAAATAGAACGCTCCTCCAGTCATCTTCTCGCGCCCAAGCAGCCCCTCTTCAGCAAGGCGCTTAATTCGATTCATGGATTGACTATCGCTTAGCGGTAGCCCTAGTGAGCTCTTGCGGGCTGTCGTGCAAATTTGCGTACTGCTGCGCAACCAGAACCAGTCGTTTTTGCATAGACTCACTACTTTTCCATCACCGAAATAGTTGTGAGTGACGCGAACAGGAAGTTGCTTCAGAACTGCGTGCCAGATAGCGAGGAGAATAAATTCATTCGAAAGTTTGCTCATAGCGCGGCTCCTTTGCGGAGCGTTGATACAAAAGCCGCAGCACCTGCAGCACCACTACGCAACTCAGGTGGCAACGTTTCGGTCATTTCGTTAAATCGTGATTCGAGTTCGTCGATTAACTCGTTTCGTGCCTGCGCCCGCACTTCAGCTAGGAAAGCGTCGGTCGCCGGGGTTTCGGTGTTAGCCAGCACCAGTGGAACACCGCGCCACTTATCCGCCTCAGCCTGGTCTATGGTTACCTCGCTGGTCATTCTGATATACCAGGCTTTAGGATCCTGATTCTTCAGCCCCGAATTCTCCGCCGCCAGCGCAGCGCACTTAGCCTCCAGATTCTGCATTGTGATATCAGCAGAGCGGAATTCGCGTTGTGACTCTTCGGCACGCACATACTGCACTTCAAGTTGAGTAGCCAGATCGCTAATCAGTTGCGCCAAACTGCGCACGTCGACAGCACCGCATGATGCTTTCAGTTCAGACGCGCGCTCATGTCCTAACTTCACTAACTCAATGATGTTTTCTTGTGCTATTTGTTTCATGCTGATGCTCTCCCGTAAAACGCCAGAATTCTCTTCATCGCCGCGCTTTTTCGACATTCGTTGAATATTCCATTGGTGCAAATCCGCGCTGTTCCTGCCTGTTCTTCCGGAGTAGCCAGGCGATAGGTAACTGTTCGCCATACTTTGCTGATGCGCACTAGCTTGTTGACCTTCTCCAGCTCGAGTGCGTTCTTCGTGATGCAGTTGATGGTCATGCCACACTCGGCAGCCACATCCTTCGCGGTGAAGGTCCGGTGCGTTTCGAGATAACGCAGAATTGCCTGTTTGCCTTTCATCTCACACCATCCCGTTCGACTTGTTGCGGTTGTATTTGGCCTGCAGCAGTTGGATAGGCGTCGGGCCACGATCTGCAGCAGGCGCTGCGATTGCGCGGCGAACCGGAGGAATTGGTTTTCCCTCTATGACGCGCTTCTCCCACATGTCCAGCAGATCACCGGCTTCTCGCGCCAGCTCACCATGCGTTAACTGGCGCTCTGTGCTACGGTGACGAAGTTCGACGCAGATGTGGTACATGACCGGCTGTGACCAGGGGAATTGCTCGCTGGAGGTGAACTCAAACGAGCGGTTACGCCAGTCCCAGTATTCGGCGATCACCTGGTCAACGGTGATGCCCAGTGCACTGCCACTTTGCTTGCACCAGGCGACGAACTGGCCCGGCGACGGCAGGAATGGGCGTTCCTGGCGGCGTGCAATGCGCATACCGGCATCGACCTGAGACATTGAGTGGATCCCGTTCTCCTGAAACGCCAGCAGCCACTGACGGCGGAATTCGTTCAAGTCGTCCTGGGTGCGAAAGTTCGCCATGCTGGCCGGGAACGCGGCACGCAGCTGGTTAAACAGTCCGTTGAATACCTGAGCAACCTGCTCGACCGGCGCACGCTCCTGGTACTGCTCTGGCAGGTTATGGGCTATGCGGCTCATCTGCTCGCGGTCGTGGTTACGTAACTGCTCTGCAAGAGATTTCATCGAATCACCTCATAGGCCCAGTCAGTGTTGTTGAAGTCCAGTTCCTGCTTGACGGCGCGCTGCTCACCACCAGCGCTGCGCTGCATCGTCAGCTTGTCCCACTGCTTACGCAGGCTTTCCGGGCTCAGGATGTTGGTCTGCCAGAAGTGGTGTTTGCTGGCCCAGTCATACAGCGCACAGATGTCCTGGTGCGACCGGTTGTCTATCTGGCGCATCAGGCGAACGGTGTTAGACCATGATGTCAAGTCCGGGTCTTTGCAGGTTGGGTTAATCAGCTTCACCCTGGAGGAAATCCACTTAGCGATCTCGAGGTCTTCAGCCGATCCCCACTTCGCACCGGATGGGGTGTAAACCGCAGCTTCTGGATGAGCTGATAAAAATTTCTTCAGACGTGCGTCTGAGGATTCGCCAGAATTCTCGGACGAAGATCTTTTAATGTTTTTATTGTTGTTATTACATTGTTGTTCATGATTCTCGGTGAAACGCTCGGTCAAATGCTCGCAGTTATGCGCGGCATCACCTTCCGAAGCCCCGCCATTACCGGCTTTGCCATGCTCGGCATTAAGCGCGGAAATATGCGCGGTGAAACGCTCGGGTAAATTGTCCATTTTTTGAGCGTATTCAGCGTAATTTGTGATGGTTATCACAGAGCCTTTTCTCTTCTCTCCGGAGCGAGAAATCATCCCTTCACGCTCGAAAACATCAAGCATCCTGTCGACTGCGTGGCGACTGCATGGCTTCCCTTCCCTGTCGCATAAATTCAGCCCCAGATCGGCTGAGGTGGTGACCAGTTGTCCGGTTTGCAGCGGCCATTGGCGCCCCTTGAAGTTTGCTGTGTAAGGCTGGCGTGCGGCAGACAGCAGCAGGTTTTCCCACAGCGTGCGCAGGAAGACGTCCTTCGACCAGGTTTGCTTCAGAACACTCCGGTACAACGGGATGAATCCGGTTTTCTGGTTCTCCATCCGGTTGCTCCTGACGGCAGAATGCGCCGCAAAGTTTGCATAGGCGACGTTAGACATAGCTATGACTCCCGTGCCTGGTGTTTTGGATTACTCTTTGTCATAATGACCTCGTAATTACTGCCGTAATTGCACCTGAAAGTCGGTTCTGTTCGCGCAGACCGGCTTTCGCCATTTCTGTAGTTCTCACATAACCCCCAGCATCGAAGTGACCATCGTCATCAACGGCCCTACCTGCTCCGGCATGAGGCGGAACAGCGAGGCTATACCCTCGCTTACCTCTTTGAGCTTCTGATGCTCTGGAGCGTCCAGCAGCACTGCCTGTTTAGCCTCTGCGAGTTCTTTCTCGGCCTCAGCCAGGCGAGACATTTTGCAATCGGAACCGATCAGGCGAGTGCGATACTCAACCGGCAGGACCGCCATGATTGCGGGTGTCAGCTGGCGCACGTTCTCGCGGTACTGTTCGGAGTCGAAACGGTTATCCAGGAAGCGGAACAGCTTCTGGCGCGCCCGGCTGATGTCTTCCGGAAAGCTGATGGCGGTCCCGCCCTGCTCTCGGTATTCGTTGATGATCAGCGCAGAAACGACGTCCTGATTGTCCAGCTCCGATGACCATGCCCGGACCGCATCGCGGATCTTTTCGTGGTCTGGCGCCGCCTTATGTTGAGCGCGGTTTATCATCGCTCCCGGGTGTATTCCGGTATTGTGTTGATACGCAAGTGAATGCATTGCTTTCCCTTTCGTGGTTAGGGCCGCCGTTAAGCGGCTTTTGGTTTACTGATTTCAAGAATCTGGCTCTCGGTAAACTGTCCACCAGATACAGCTGCGATTTTGGATGCATAGCCTGTTTCACCGGTGTAATCGGTACGCGGCAGGCAACCGCTGTTAATCCATTTGTAGATAGCGCGGGGAGTGCGCCCGCAAGCCTTCGCCACCACCGGTACACGGATTTGCTTGATGATGTCGCCAAGGTTTTTAGGTTGCATTTGGTAACCCTCAAATTGAACTGTAAGTACATATTATGTCGGAACTGATAGTTCACGCAAGTGATATTATGATTGAACCCATGGTTCAAGAAGAAAGAGCGCGTAAAGAGTTCTCCCAACGGCTAGCGCTGGCCTGCGATAAAGCTGGTTTACCTGCACATGGTCGTCAGACTGAGTTGGCAAAACTCATGAAGCTGACACCTAAAGCGGTAAGCAAGTGGTTCAATGGGGAGGCTATTCCAAGACGTGGGAAGCTGCAGGAATTGGCGGCTATACTTGGCACATCCTCCTCTTTCCTGTTGGGCGATAGCGCTGCTGATGGCATATCTGAAGGGCATATGGCGATGAGGGATGATTCTTTCCGTGTAGACGTTTTTGACATTCAGGCTAGTGCTGGGCAGGGAGTTCTCGTGCGAGATGAATTCATTGAAACCATCAGATCCATTGAGTATTCAACTGAAGAGGCTCGCGCCGTCTTTGGAGGCCGCCCGGCTGATCACATAAAAATGATTGCCGTTAATGGCGATTCGATGTCTGGCACGTTCGAGCCGCGAGACCAGATCTTCGTCGACGTCAGCATCGACTGCTTTGACGGTGACGGCATATACATTTTCGTTCTGGACAATGATCTCTACATCAAACGCCTTCAAAAGCAGCACAAAAAATTAGCTGTGATTTCAGACAATAAAAAATATGAAACCTGGTACATCGAAGATGGTGATTTTTCTTCTCTCCGCATATGCGCGAAAGTGCTGGTAAGCCAGTCAAGGGCATACAGATTTCATAGTTGAGGAAGTTAAGCATGGAAGCAAATAAGGTTACTGATCTGAGTGATGGAAGCGCCTTGTACGAGCTTGGCGATCACCTCATCACCTGCAAATTAAGCCAGGATAGGCAGTGGCAGCTAGGGGTTTTTAAACGTGACGAAAGTAACCTGAGAGATGACACGCTTGCGGTTTTGAAGAATGAAAAATTCATGTTTATGGTTAAGCTCGGAGGACAGCTCTCTCCCAAGCCTCAATGCATAGCTGTTAACGGGCGATTTTTATTTTCTGTCCATACCGGCAAAGACAACAACATGGCTGCAACCATAGTCATGGATAAAACCGGGAAAGAGTTATTCAAGGTAGAAACTTCCACTCACCTCATCAGTTCGGCCATATCTGAATTTGGCCGCTACATCGCCCTATCGTTTGCCGGCAGCAAAAATAAGGATGATTTTTACGCGAACCGGCTTGAGGTCATAAACATTGATACCGGAGAAGTGTTGATGTCCGTTATCAAAACAGACTTCCTTCGATACGCTGAACTTTCAGTTGTTGAGCCAGACGGCGGGCTTTTCGCAACTTTCAATGGTCGCACAAGGCTTGTCGATGTGACGAACCTCTAATAAATCAAACCAGCCCCAACCCTTCTCGCCTCAATCAATAAAAAACAAAAAAATATTTCTCCTTAAAGTTCATAAAGATAATCGGATATGAACTTTCCATTCATATAAAATGTACTTTTGGTACTTTACATGAATGAACTATTGGTACATTATCAATCCATCGAAACGAAACATCGACAGCTGAGCGAAGTTAGCCAGCGGCGGACAGCAAGTCGCCTGCTCATTAAGAATTCAGTCAAGCAGCAAATCATCCGGAGCGCTCCTGGCAAATTGAAATGGCGCCCAATGGGATTGAGGCAGGTGTGTAACGCGTGGCGGGTATAGCACACGAAGAGGACTCCGCACCGGAATGGTTTGCTGCTCAGTTCCCGAACATCGGGGAAGCTTTACCAGCAGCTCTTTGCGAGGGGCTGACGGTAAACAAAGAGAGGTGAATATGTCAGATAAAAAAACGGCGCCACTACTGCTTAACGTAGACGCCAGTGAGGTTCTCACTCAGTTCGGGGAGCTTTTAAAGTTACTTGAACTTCCAGCCAGTTCCTTTCAGGGAATTCCTGAGCATGTCGTCGATCTGTTTTTTGACCGTGTCCGTGGCCTGATTGACAACATCGTCCTTAGTGATTTCTCGACCACAGTCAGCACAACTGACGCCGGTGAAATTTGTCTCAAAGTCAAAATCATCGGGCTGGTTGAACATCTCACTTCCGCAGTCAGGGCACACGGTCCGCATGGTTTGCATGAATATATCCTTTCTACTGTTGGGGAGATTAAAGAGTAAGCGATTTCTTGCTGTTGGGGAATAGCGGGAAAGCGCGCGCCGGGCGCGGATAAATACCCCGGCAATAACTGGAATGTTTTGGGATTGGATGAATGCGCAGGCTGATGCGCGACGTGGAAGCGAGCGGATGAACTGTCTGAAGGCCGCTAACGTAGGCAATGCCGGAGATCAGCGCCGGCCATCCAATCGCCAAAGCATTTCTCCCGCATCGGCGGGTAACGACAGAGGGTAAGGCGATGGAGTTTAAGAAAGGAGATGTTGTTACGTGGTCAAGTCAGGCCGCGGGCAGCTGGAAGACGAAGACTGGAGTGATTACGGAAGTGTGGGAATACAAAAAACAAACGCGTTACACCGTAAAAGTTGATCCGAAGGAAGGGTCGACGGCGAAACCGAAATTTTACTACCCACGCACATCAGCACTACAGAAGGTGCCATGACCCGCTCCGGCGGGTTTTTTATCGGCCATACATAGGCAGATTTTCGAGTCTGCCCATTTATGACAACCGGCGGCCATCCACCGCCCATTAGCGCAGAAGTCTTGTTTAACGTTCGGCGGTGCGGCCTTAAGCGCGGAGATGATTATGAAATACACCATGAAAGTTTACGCTAACTCCCCTGAATATGGCGCCTACCTTAAAAGCCGGTTTGGTGGCGACAAAAGGGGTCAGTCATTTGAATGGGCCGGTCACCGCTGGGCGTACGAAGTCACCAGCTTTGACGACGCTGGTGATTACGACCTGCTTTACCGGTTTGATGACAAGCCATATCCAGAAGAGATTTCAGTCACTACAGATGACATGACGATTCGTGACTACTTCGCGGCTAAGGCCATGGCAGCCATTGTGCGCAGATGGGACGGGCTTTCGTTTGGTGGCGGCCCGGAATCACCACAATACAAAGAATTAGCCGAAGATGCGTATTACATTGCCGACGCAATGCTCCGCGTCCGGGAGGCACCATGAAAGTCACCCACAACGGCAAGCAGTACTCCGCCAAAAAGCTCAACGATAACGAGTGGCAGCTGACGTCTTTATCGAACCCGCGTGAAAAGCTCACACTTAATCGCTGGCAGATGCATATTGCTGGCCTCCTGGAACAGGTTGAGGTGAAGGTATGATGCACCACTACGGCACTACCCCGCTCATTCGCCAGTGCGTCACGCCCGGCATGATGGCAATGCATGAAGGCCGAACCTATCGCGTCTCAGCAGTAATTCAGGAACGCAAATGGGTGTACCTGCACACCGATGCAGAAATCATCCGCCTCAATGACTGCGTGATTGACGTCCTTCTGGACGGTCACGGCAACCCTATCCAGCACTAACCACCATATTCAACCGATCGGCCTGGCTAAAAGCGGGCGGGATCTGCACATCCAAATTTCAGGAGAAACCATGAGCGAAGTAACGGACTTAACTGTCATCGAAATCAAGGCGGAACAGGCGCCAGCGCTTTACAGCGCGGGTGGACTTAACGGTTTTCTTGAGCAAATCCGTGAACTGGCTAAAGAAGTGCCAGACGTTACCACTAAAAAAGGCCGTGACCGCATTGGCAGCCTGGCGCGCATGGTTGGCTCCAGCAAAACAGCTATTGAGAAGCCGGGTCGCGAATACCTTAAGCGGCTGAAAGAGGCGGTTAAGCCAGCGGAGGAAGAACTGCGAGTATTCACCAGAGAGTGCGATGCCATTCGTGACGCCATCCTTAAACCTCGCGAGGAGTGGGAAGCCGAGCAGGAACGCATCAAGGCTGAAGAGGAAATGAACGCACTGCACACCGAAGCGCTGGAAATGAATGAAGAGTTCGACCGCCAGCGTGCCGCGCAGATAGAAGCAGACCACGAAATGGCTCTGCTGATGAATGATAAGTTTGACCGTGACCGCGAAGAGCGGCGCCGCCAGGCGGAACAGGCTCAACGTGATCACGAAGAGCGCATTAAACGTGAAGCGGCAGAACAGGCCCGGCGAGATGCCGAAGCGAAGCACAAAGCAGAGATTGAAGCCGCAGCGCGCCGTGAAGCCGAAGAGAAAGCCCGCGCTGAACTGGCGGAACGCCAGCGAATCGAAGCGGAACAGCGTGCGGAACGCGAGAAGCAGGAAACAGAAGCCCGAACGGAAAGAGAAAAAGCTGCGGCAGTGGAAGCTGAGCGCCTCAAGGCAAAACAGGCAGAAGAGAAACGCCTGGCCGAAGAGCAGCGCAAAGCTGAAGAAGAAGCGCGCCGCGCCGCAGACAAAGAGCACCGCCGCACCGTCAACCGTCGTGTCTACGCAGACCTGATTACTCAGGGAATCCCCGAAGAATTCGCGCAGAAAGCAGTGCTGGCGATCGCTGGCGGCAAAGTGCAGGACGCGCACATTAAATATTGAGGCAACCATGAACGCATTCCTGACTTATGACCGAATAGAAGATCGGCGCTGGGTTGAGCAGCAGCTCACCGACGAGAAAGAAAAGTGGATCGACGACCGGGCTCAGCAAATCATCGACATGATGCCAAAAGAGCCGCCCAGCCTCTTCCACTTCACTATCCCGATTGAATCCAGCCCATACGAAGGACTTCGCAGCGATAAAGCTGGCGAGGCCTACAACGATTTCATTTCGGCAGTTGCTTACGCCCAGGCGGAATACGACTGGGAACATCGTACCGGCTGCCCGTTTTAACTTTGAGGGATTTAGCAATGAGCACAGCACTTTCCACCATGGCCGGGAAACTGGCCGCACGCCTCGGCATGGATGCCGGTACAGACTTGATGAATACGCTGAAGAACACAGCGTTCAAAGGTGGCAACGTCACTGATGAACAATTCACTGCCCTGCTGATCGTCGCCAACCAGTACGGCCTGAACCCATGGACCAAAGAGATTTACGCATTCCCAGATAAAGGCGGAATTGTTCCGGTCGTCGGCGTTGATGGATGGGCTCGCATTATCAACGAACATCCTCAGTTCGACGGCATGGAGTTCTCATACGACAAAGAGGAAGGCGCGTGCACCTGCAAGATTTACCGCAAAGATCGCAAGCACCCGACCATCGTCACCGAGTACATGGGCGAGTGCAAGCGCAACACTCAGCCATGGCAGTCCCACCCTACCCGCATGCTTCGCCACAAGACGCTTATCCAGTGCGCGCGTCTGGCCTTTGGTTTCGCTGGCATCTTCGACCAGGACGAGGCAGAGCGAGTTATTGAAGGAACAACGGCAGAGGTTCATGCGGGCCATGAATCAGATAGCCGTCGCCCGGATCTGATCGCAAAAGGTGAGTCCGCCGCGCGCCTTGGAACCGTTAAGTATCAGGAGTTCTGGGTGGCGCTGAGCGCCGAAGAGAAACAGGTGATCGGCGCAGTTGAGAAGCGACGCATGTATGACATGAGTCTTGCTGTAGACAACGCCGAACCTGTCAATCTCGCAGAGACGGAGGCTGAATGATGGAGCAACGCACCCCTGAATGGTTTGCTGCGCGCTGCGGCAAGATCACAGCAAGTCGCCTGGCTGATGTCATGGCCCGGACTAAGTCGGGCTACTCCACCAGCCGCCAGAACTACATGGCCGAGCTCATTTGCCAACGGCTGACCGGGAAGCTGGAGGAAGGGTTTTCGAATGCCGCGATGATGCGCGGCACTGAACTTGAGCCAGTGGCGCGCGAAATGTACGCGCTGAATGAGTTCGATGCGGAAATCACTGAAGTTGGCCTCATCGATCACCCAACCATACCCGGATTCGCAGCCAGCCCGGACGGACTTGTTAACGACGACGGGCTTATCGAAATCAAATGCCCCAACACCTGGACCCATCTTGAAACGCTGAAAACTGGCGAGCCAAAGCGCCAGTACATGCTGCAAATGCATGCGCAGATGATGTGCACCGGGCGGAAATGGTGTGATTTCGTTAGTTTCGATGATCGCCTGCCGCCTGACCTCGCCTATTTCAAGAAGCGCATTCATTTCGATGAAGAGCTGGCGCGCGAAATCGAGTCTGAGGTTAAGAGCTTCCTTGCAGAACTGGAATCTGAAATTCAGAAAATCACAGAGCGTGCAGCATGAAACGCACACCCTTCTACCGCAGGCCCGGTCTCACCGGGCAATTCTCCGGCCTCCGTGAGCGTGTTATCTGGATGATTCAGACACGCGGACGCCCGGTAACCGGCAGCGAAATCGCTGAGAAGTTCGGCGTAACGCTCATCGAGTTTAACCGGGTCGCCAACGGCATCACCCGCGGTACCGGGCAGATAGCGCAGATCGTTGAGTCGGAAAAATGGCTCAACGAGAACGGCATATGTGACCGCACTTTCGACCTGGTAACGAAGCCAAAGGTCATCACGCCTCAAGGCAAATCGCGCCTCTTCACCCGGCGCGCCATCGAGCAATCGCAGGAAGGTAGGCGGCAGGAGTGCATAGCTCGTGCCGCCCGCCGTCGCCGCCTGATTGCTCATGGTCTCTACATCGACGAAATGGAGTCCATCCTATGACTCACGCTCACGACGACATTAGGGTTGGCACACTGTGTCTTCCATTCATTGGTAACGGCTGGCTAATGCCATTGGGTGAAGTGGTCAGCAATCCATTAAAGGCGCAGCGGCTCGCTGAGGAATATCGGGAAAGGCAGGAGGCGGCATGAGCGATTACACCGGAAGCAACACGCCAGGCGAGCAAAGAAATCTATGGCAAACACCGATTCCCCTTTTTGTAGCCCTTGATGCTGAGTTCTGCTTCCAGCTTGATGCAGCCGCAGCGCCGCATAACGCGCTGTGCCGGAGATTCATCTCCGCCGAGCAGAACACGCTGGAAACGCCATGGGCTGATTACCTGATCATTCCCGGCTACGTCTGGCTGAACCCGCCTTACAGCGACATCACGCCGTTTGTGAAGAAGGCCGCCGCCGAGAGCATCAATCAGATCGGCACGGTCATGCTGGTACCGGCAGACACTTCAGTTGGCTGGTTTAAGGAGGCTATCCAGACTGCCAGCGAGGTTCGCTTCATCACCGCCGGACGGCTGGCATTTATCAACCCGGTCACCGGTAAGCCAGTATCGGGAAATAATAAAGGGTCGATGCTAATCATCTGGCGACCGTACCCGCGTACACACTGCCACTTCGCAACTGTGGACCGGGACGAGTTGATGGCTTTCGGGGTGAAACTTCTCGCCCGCAGGGAGGCCGCATGACGCCAGAGCAAGACAACGCAGTACGCGCACAGGGACGTAAATGCGTGGCAGAGATTCAGCAGGCTATGAAATGCAGGCCTAAGCCGAAATGGAATGCAGTAGTGCCGCCAATCATCAAGAAGCATCACCAGAAAATCGCGCCGCTGGGTATTAGCCTGGTGGCATTCGTTAGCAGCATCGGTCGAATGCAAGGCCGGTACGGAGTCGAATCATGACGCTAACCAAACGAATCACAAGGTCGCTATGTCGGCCTTTTTTATTGCTCGCTTTCACCTTCAACCGAATTAACCGACAGTTCCGGGAGCATTGACCATGGACATCATCGATACCGCAGCAGAGATTGAAGAGCTTCAGCGTAACGCTGCCCTCTCCGCTCACCGCATCGACCACAACGCCGTATCAGCTGAGCATTGCGCGGAATGCGACGAACCGATTCCCGAGCCGCGGCGCGCTGCCGTTCTCGGCTGCCAGACATGCTCCAGTTGCCAGGAAGAAATCGAATTGAGAAATAAGCAGAGGGGGATCCTGTGAAAGAGCGCGGAATGATTTTTAACGGCGAGATGGTGCGCGCCATTCTCGACGGACGGAAAACGCAGACGCGGCGGATTATGGCGATTCAGCCTGAGCATTCAGAGCTGGGATTGCGCCGGGTAATTGACTCCAAAAATGGTAGAGATAACGGGAAGTATTTTTGGTCGCAGTCAGATGCGCGCGGCCTAAAGATGCGTTCAAAAGTGTTCGGCTGTCCTTATGGAGAAGTTGGCGATCGCATCTGGGTGCGCGAGACCTATCAGGGACCGCTATTCGATTACGAACACATGGAGTCGTATCTCGAAGACAGTTCTAAATTTGAGAAGCCAGAATTTTGTGTCTACAGGGCTGATGGTAATCCTGCGCCAGAGTTTTACGATGCTGACGATAATCTGCATTGCGGCTGGCGTCCATCCATTCACATGCCGCGCTGGGCCAGCCGTATCACACTGGAGATTACCGACGTGCGTGTTGAGCGATTGAATGGCATCAGTGAAACGGATGCTGAGTCGGAAGGCATCGATATGGAGGCACTTTATGACTCTCAGGACTGTTACGACTGCATTGCTGACCACAATATGACCGGAAGACCAACGGTAACAGGCGCATTTAAGTACCTGTGGGAATCAATCTACGGCGAAGAAAGTTGGAAAGCCAACCCATGGGTCTGGGTAATCGAATTTAAGGTGGTTCCCAATGTTCAGGATAATCCAGCCTAATACCTGGTACGCCGATCCCCACGGCGCACCCTGCAAAATCCTCCGCGTTACCCACGAAGTAATCCACTACATCCGCAACGGCCGCACCTGCATCGCCAGCATGGGCCGCTTTCAGCATGAATTCGAGCCGCTGACCAAAGCACAGGCCGAGCGGATCGCTGAAGAAATCGAAACAGCAGAACACTTAAAACGCCTCCGCGCTATGCGGGCGGCATGAGGAGAGATTATGGGAAAGATGACGTTTGTATTTGAGTATGAGGACGGTAAAGAACCGCCAGTTGGCGCCGGCATGTCGTTTATGGGCGGGAAGATTGTTGCCGCTGCTTTCCGGGATGCTCTCGAAGAGCCAGAAGTATGTGATGTTCTTGAGCCTGACCCTGATTATCTGGAGAGAATACGCAACAGCTTATGATGCAACTTATAGCCAGTTATGAGCTGGCTATTGGGTGCGAAAGCACTGCCACGTTATCCCCCATTTGCCCGGTTCGCCGGGCTTCTTTTTGCCTGGAGAAAAGCATGCAAACAACAATCAGCATTCAGCCGGTTCTGGTTAACCGTGAGCGCGTTCAGGAGATGCTTGGTGGTATCTCCAGAACCACGTTTTATCGTAAGCGCAAACAGTGGGAAGAATCTGGCACACCATTCCCGCAGGAAGTGGAAGAAATCCACCCACCTAAAGGCGGCGCTCTCTTCCGCTATGTAGAAGTTATTCAGTTCTGCAAAGATAAAGGGTTACTGGCTGCACACGCCTGA